ATTTTGTTCTCTACGTAATAATACTCCTTTACATATCAATGGTGTTGTTTTAGGTAAAAAATATTTCAAAACATCTTTCTTCGGTGGTACATTGAGTATTTTAACAATAACTAAATCTTTATTCATTATTCTAAATATATCACACTCTCCAATTTGAATATCTATATTTCCACATATAGTGTGATTATTTTTATGTATAAATTTACCTTTATAAAGATTATTACTTGTTTTAACAAAATTATGTGCATTTGTCAAATACAAATTCCCTCTTAAACAAACCATTCTTACATATTTCACTAAACTATCATCCGTTTCGTGTTTTAATTTAAATAAAACACAATTTTCAGAAATTCTTCCAATAAAATCGTCAAAGGTGGAACTGAGTGAAGATGTTATTTGTCGGGATAAAACACATTCGGATAATACAAAATCGTTTTTATACCAAGCATTTTCTCTCTTTGTTTCTTTCTTATCATTAGGCAAATCTGAGCCAACCGTAGATATATCATTCCCTTCGACTTTGAGATTCACTTTATTATATATTTTACACATTAGTAAACATGTGGTTGCAGCACCTAATAATAATGATACATTTGGTATAGATAATTTTGTTTTAACATTTTCTCCAATACTATAAAATTTTCTTCTTAAATCTATACTTTCACAATAAGCATTCATAGCATTATATTTATTTAAACAAGTGTCACCAATTTTAAATGTTACAAGTAACATATATATCAGGAATTTAATATAGTTAAAAAATCTACAGAGATATGAACACTTCCATGCTTCATAAACATCAGAAAAAACACTTGAAGTGAAATACACAAAATCATTTTGTATATTTAAACACATTTGATCAGGAAGATTACAACATAAACAATTTTTAGCATTCTTTAACTTAGAAATTGATGTCTTAACTCGTTTATTATTAGCATCATGGGCCAATATAGCATCTCTAAGCCAAGTGAAAAAACCTCTCTGATCTAAAGATTCATGAACAATTTCCAAATCTGCTAAACTTCTACTATCATGTGCATCTATTTTCTTTGGTATGACCTTTTCAATTTTAAAAGTCCACAAATCTTGATATTCTACATCTTCAATAACTTTGGATGAATCAAGCATTCCCATATCATTAGTAAGATGCGGATGCACCTTTGGAGTGATTATATATGGGAAACGCCTTTGAACTGCAGAAGGAAAAGAAAAATAATGAAATGTATTCATATGTTTTACATTAGTTGTAGC